TGGCCGTCAAGGTGACTTTTAAGATTGCCAACGCCGGGGTGGTCAAGACCCCGGATGAGAATATGCAGGTGGTGGAGCAGCCGGACCTCGCCGCGCTCCAGTCCTACTACCAGGCAAAGGCCGATAGTGCGTGCCTGGACCTGCAGAACTTCCTGCTTAACAACTGGAGGGATTACCCGGAACTCACCGAGGGTGACTACCACCGCATCCACTCCAACCTCTACTCCGCCGCCTCCTGCGGAATCTTCCTGGGAGGTCCGCGGGGCCGTGGTCCAATCAAGGGAGGGTGCAGGTAATGAATCTCAACCAGGTAATAAGGGCCATTGAAAAGACCGCAGCGCTGCAGCCTCCGGTGGGCTCCATCGTGCGTAACGATGTGTTCCGCATCAACGGCTCCCCGGCGGTCCGCTACGGAGCCTTCGCGTGGCTCCAGGGGGAACACACCACCAGCGGCAACCTTATGCAGTGGGCCTTCACCTTCTTCTATGTGGACCGCCTCAACAAGGACAAGGGTAACGAAATCCCCATCCAGTCCACTGGCATAGAGGTCCTGGAGAACATCCTGCGGCAGCTGGAGCCCCTGGGCATCTTCGCCCAGGATCACTCCTTCCAAACCTTCAACCAGCGGTTCACCGATGAGTGTGCCGGAGTGTACTGCAGAGTGACCCTGGAAACTGCGAAGGACCAGGTATGTCCGGAATACTGGGAGTTCCTGGAGAACGAGGGCTCCTTCAACCTGGACTACAACAAGGACTTCCACTGCTGGGAGTGGGTGACCGAGGAAAGGACAATTTATTTCATTTAGCGATATGGATAAGAAACTCAATGCACAAATGTGGCTTGGCGTGGTGGTTGCCATCGCCGGGCTTGGCCTTCTCTTTTGGGGGCTTGTAACCCCTCCGGGCGGGAAGATTGATTCATCCGTGCTGATAGGCTTTGGCGAGGTTGCGACCTTCGCCGGGAGCCTCATTGGCGTGGATTACCATTACAAGTTCCGCGAGTACGAAACAAGAATCAAAAACGAATAATCTATGGCACAAAGAATCGTAAATGGGGAGGAATCCTTCCAGGTAGGGGCCTCCAAGTTCTGCATCGGTGCGACCACCAATGGTTACACCCTCAACTACTCCGCTGACGGCAAACACTTCACCCCCTGGGAGGAAGGTACCCTCGCCGGAAAGGACCAGGTTGTGGTAGGCGCTGCAGCAGGTATGTACTTCAAGTTGGACGGAAACACGGATGAGGCCGTGGTTGTAACCTATTAAGGCTATGGCAGACATCATCAATCTTGGCACCATAAACTTCTATGGTTATGGGTCCGGGGGCGGTGGTTCCGCCGGGCCGGACTTCAATGTAGACTACAACCAGGACTTCCGCGCAGCAGTCCCGGAAGAAGAATAACCTTTTAATTATCAATAAATTATGAGCAAATTTGCAAATCTTATTGCCTCTATCAAGGCAGCGATCAAGACCAACGGAACCCAGGGTATCACTGGCCAAATCCTGCAGAACAAACTGCTGGAGATGGTTGAGGAACTGGGTGCTGGTTTCACCTTCGGCGGTGTGATCACCCCGGAGAGTTCCTTTGATAGCGCCACCTACGGCGATGTCAATGTGGTATTCCTCGCAAGTGTCGCGGGCAGCTACCCCACCTTCGGCGGATTCACCCTCCAGCCCGGCCAGGTGGCGTTGTTCTCCTACGATGGAGCCTGGAAGAAGTCCATCATCTCCTACTATGCCAACGAGTATGTGTATGGCATCCGTCACTACTTCACCAATTCCTCTCCGGACCTCACCCGCATCGGTGATGCCTCCCTGCACCAGGAACTCCCCGTGCAGAGCCTTATGCGCCGCTGCGTAGTGGATGACCTGGGTGTAGTGAAATACTACCTCAAGGCCGATGATTCCACCAAGAAGGAGGACGGCACCAGCGCAGTCCTGGACGGCACCGATGGCCAGGTGATGGTGGAGATTCCGGCACACTACCGCAAGTGTACCCTCAACTCCGCCCAGTCCTATATGGATGTGGAAATCTCCCTCTATCCGTTTGAGGGCGCAGTCCCCAGGCCCCGCCGCCTGGTATCCGCCTATGAGGCCACCATTGACCGCAGCGGCGATACCCTCAAACTCGCCTCCGTGGTGAACAATACCGCCGCCTTCCGTGGTGGTAACAACACCGCAGACTGGGATGAAACCTACCGCGACCTCCGCGGCCTCCCTGCCACCAATGTGAGCCTCACCAACTTCCGCACCTACGGAAGGAACCGCGGCTCCAAGTGGGGATGCTATGACTACAATGCCCACCTGGACATCTACTGGTTGTTCTGCATTGAGTATGCAACCCTGGATTCCCAAAAGACCTTCAACCCGGCTCTCACCGCAGAAGGTTACCACCAGGGCGGTCTTGGTGCTGGTGTATCCAACATCAACTACACCTCCTGGGGCAACTACAACTCCTACAACCCGTTCATCCCTTGCGGATTCACCAACTCCCTGGGCAACGCCACGGGTGTCAAGACCTGGGAGATGAGCGAGGCCCAGGCCGAGGCCTACGGCAGCGAGTTCTCCACCTCCGTACCTTCCTATCGTGGCATTGAAAATCCTTTCGGCCACATTTGGAAGTGGACGGACGGATTCCTGGGTGTCGGCAACGGCGAGTACCAGGAAGTGTATGTGTGCCGCGATCCGGAGAAGTATTCCAGCAGTGTCACTGCGGACTACACCGATATGGGCCACGAGGCAACGGCCAATGGCTACTGCAAGTACATCTACGCCAGTGATTCCGCCATTGACCAGGCAAAGAGGGTCTATGGTGACATCTTTGACCGCGATGATAGCGGCAGTGCCAGCACCTTCTTCTGCGACTATCACTATCACGGAGTGGCCGATGGAACCACCTACGGCCTCCGGGTTGGCGGTTATGCGAATTGCGGGTCCTATGACGGCCTCGCCTGCTTGGGCGCGGATAGCGCGCCCTCCGGCGCCAACGCCGGCATTGGCTCTCGCCTTTGCTGGTCTGAATAGTCCTGGCAGGAGAATCACGAACACGCCCCACGCGGCAGGAAGGTCGCTTTTGTGGCCTTCCTGCCTGGCGAGGGGATAAACAACGAAAATGATGGCAGAACAACTCTTTGAAGATGACGGCACCCTGGCTTGTCTGCACATCCCAGCAGATGAGAGCAACAAGCGGTTCGCGTGCAAGGCGGAGCGCCAGGAGAACCTCATAGGCAAGACCTTTTGGCTCCTGGACTTCTTCCCGGAGGTGCAGACCAGGTTTGGTTCCCGCTACCTCTACAAGGCCGCGTATGACAAGGATGCCCCGGATAGTGAGTGTTTCAAGGTGTTCACCGGGTCCACGGATTGCGGGTACATCCTGGAGAAGTTGAAGGAGATGGGGAAGTTCCCCCGGAAAGTCACCCTCAAGAAGGAAGGAAAGAACCACCTATATTTTGAGTAACAACAAAAGGTTGCCGTAGTGGGCGGCCTCCAGGTTGGCGGTAATGCGAATAACGGGTCCAATGACGGCCTCGCCTACTTGAACGCGAATAACGCGCCCTCCAACGCCAACGCCAACATTGGCTCTCGCCTTAACTGGTACATAACGCACATCACAATGTGTAAGCACTACGGAACCCTGCCTCTTGGCAAAAGATATCGCTGACAAAACGCCGTATTAGTAGCAAGGATGAAAGTTCGGCACAAGACCAGCAACGATGAAAAGACACGATTTGTTATTTGATAGGATTTGCTCTATGGAGAATCTCCGCCTGGCTGACTACAAGGCCCGGCAGGGCAAGAAACGCAGCCGCGGTGTGAGGATGTTTGACCGGGACCCGGAAGGGAACCTGCAGCGCCTCCACGATGTGTTGCTTGCCGGGGATTACCACACCAGCAGGTACACCTTCTTCCAGGTGAGGGACCCAAAGGAGCGCACCATCGCCCGCCTTCCTTACTACCCGGATAGGATTGTTCACCACGCCATAATGAATATCCTGGAGCCCATCTTCACCAGGATGTATACCGCGGACACCTATGCTTGCATCAAGGGCAGAGGTGGCCACCTTGCCCGGCACAACATTATGAGGGCTATGAGGCGGGACCCCCAGGGCACCGAATACTGCCTCAAGATTGATATACGGAAGTATTACCCTTCAGTGGACCACGATGTCCTCAAGGGCATCCTCCGGCGGAAGTTCAAGGATGTACGCCTCCTCAACCTCCTGGATGAGATCATTGATAGCGCACCTGGTCTGCCGATAGGCAACTACCTCTCGCAGACCCTCGCCAATGTTTACCTGGCGTACTTTGACCACTATGTGAAGGAGCAACTGGGAGTGCGTTACTACTTCCGGTATGTGGATGATATCGTGGTCCTATCCAATGACAAGGGGCAGCTGCGCCGCATCCTCTCCGCTATGCGGGAGTACCTGGGCGAGAGGCTGCACCTGGAGATCAAGCCCAACTGGCAGATATTCCCCGTTGAGGCCCGCGGCCTTGACTTCCTGGGGTATGTGTTCCGCCACGGATATGTGCTGCTCCGCAAGCGCATCAAGCGCAACCTATTCCGGGCCCTGGCGCACCAGCGCAAGGTGGCCCGCAACTGCAGGGAAATCCGCCTGGCCGTTGGTTCCTACATCGGCTGGCTCAAGTATACGAACTCAAAACATCTTACTAACACATTAAACAATTTCTGCTATGGCAAAGTTTTCTAAAATTGAGCAGTGGGACCACACCCACAAGGTAATTTTCTTCAACCCCCAGGAGGTTGAGCGCGAAGGCGAAACCACCGAGGAGTACCAGGACAAGGTGATCGTGGCCGAGGCCACCAAGCCCGCCATCGTGGAGGCCCTTGTGCGCCGCCAGTTCTCCGTTTCCGATGAACTTGGCATCCTCCGCCAGCGCAACACCAAGAAGGCTGAATTTACGGCCTACAATGACTTCGTGGAGGAGGCAAAGACCCTTGCCGATTCCATCCTGGCCGGACTTGCGGAGTAATGCCTTGCCACTACTACTCCCGCCGCTGCCGTGTCCGTTCAAAGGCTGGCAAGGAACTTGACCGGGCCTATGAACGGCACGAAATCGGCTGGGCTCATTATCGCAAAATTTGGAACAAACCAAAGTATTGGGACTGGAAATGAGCAAGTATTTCTCCGAAAGCGAGTTCAAGAAGTGTTCTCCGTCCTGCCGGATGGAGCAGATGGACCCGGCCTTCCTTGACCTTATGGATAGGGTGAGGGAGGCCGCGGGGATCCCGCTGGTGGTCAATAGCGCCTACCGCAGCCCCGCCCACGAAAAGAAGATGGGCCGCAAGGGCACATCCTCCCACTGCGAGGGCAAGGCTATGGATATCCGCTGCAGCACCTCAACGAACCGCTACAAGATTATCAAAGCAGCCCTGGAGTGCGGCATCCGAAGGATAGGTGTGGCCAAGACCTACATACACCTGGACAATTCGGAAACGCACGCCCAGGATGTCATTTGGGACTACTATGCGTAGTGATGCGAAAGACCCCAGGAAACCCTCTCCCTGGGAGTACCTCATCGCCTTCCTGGTGATGGGTATGCTGGTGGTGTGGGCGATGTTCTCCGCCACCAGCTGCTCCACCACGAAGTACATAGATAGGTGGCATACCGAGTACCGGGATACCACCATCTATCAAAAGGAGAGGCACGATTCGCTCATCTTCGTGGATATCCCCCTGGAAAAGAACCAGGTGATCGTGGAGATCGGTGACACCTCCCGGCTGGAAACCAGTGTGGCAAAAAGTGTGGCCTTTGTCAATGACAAGGGCCATATTTGCCACACCCTGGAGAACAAGCGGGAGAAACTCCCGGTCCTGGTCCCGGTGACCTCCACCATCATCTATTCCGGGGTGACCAGCAACGCCACGCAGACCCTCACAAAGGTGGAGTACCGGGACAAACCCCTTACCTGGTGGCAGAACCTCCGCATACGGGCATTTTGGGGGCTCCTGGTGGCCGTTGTACTCCTTCTCCTATGGACCTTTAGAAAACCACTCTTAAAACTGATTCGGTTATGAAATTCAACGAAGTCTTGGATGCTCTCAAGAACGGAGAGCGCCTAACAAACGCGGACCTTTCCGCAATCAACGCCTTCATCGTGCGCCAGGTTCCGCAGGTGGTCCCTGCGGATGTGACTGGGAAAATGACCAGCCTACCGGAGAGCGCAAAGGAACACATCAAGGGAAATGAACTCCGGTTCATTGACCAGGTACTTTTGGTATACTGGAGCGATATGCAGGAGCAGTACATCGCCACCAGTTATATCCCCACCTGGAGGGACATTTTCCGGGAAGATTGGACCATCGCTTAAACCCTCACCGATATGATTGAATTTCTCAAGAAGATTTGGCGCTTTATAGTGTCAATCCCGCAGGACAAACTCCTGCACCTGGAGGCTGGTGACACCATCACCCTCTACTCCTTTGTTCTCCTCCTCATCTTCGTGCCCTACTGGCACTCTCTTGGCTGCGCCAACATCATCGCCGTCCTTTTCCTCATCGGTAAGGAAGTGTACGATGCGCTGCACCCGGAGGGTCATAGTGTAGAGTGCAAGGATGTCCTCGCCGGACTGGCCGGGATGGTCAAGGTGGATATCGCCCTGGCGATCATCGGCTGGATAATGCTATAGAGCGCCTGGAGAGATTGTCGGAAAGTCTGCTGCCAGGCTCTCAAGGAGGCTCCCTCTGCCAGGGGCCTCCTTTTTTATACAATGAGCCCGGCCTTCATCCTTGCGTGAAAGCCGGGTACTCATCTCGCTACTCCGTCAAGGGAGGAGCCCACCTGCGAAAAAGGTTGTTGCGGGGGCAGGATTCGGACCTGCGATCTCTTGCTCCCGGAGGGGCAATCCTCCATCGGTTATTGCCAACCTCGCAAGCGCCTTGTCCACTTGGCCACCCCACAATAGATTTTTCAAGGGCAAAGGTAGGTATAAATTTGTATTTACCATCAATTTGTGCAAAAAACTTGAAAAATTATTTGGAAATACCAAAATTGTTTGTAACTTTGCACCAGCAAGATGAGATAACGAAACCCTTTAACACCGAGAAATATGACACACATTGAATTTGAAACCCGCACAATGGTTGCAGTGAGCAGCAAGGAATTTGATGCTATCAACGAGGTCTATATGAACTCCGACCTGGATAAGGATGAGTTCTGCAAGATGTGGATGAAGATGAACCGCAGCCGCGTGAACAACGCAAAGGTTGAGGCCATCGCCAAAGCCAGGGAGGAGGCCAACCGCGAGTTCGCCTGGGGTCTTGTAAACTTCGGCTACACCTGGGAGCAGTACAATTCCCTCGCCGACAACTACTTCTCCGCCTACGAAAAGAACTTCCTAAAGACCCGCCTGGGCATTGAGATGCAGGGCACCAACGGCTGGGGTATTCCTTACTTCCGTTCCGTCAATGAAATCCTTTGGGACCTCAACAAGTACCTCAATTCATAGTTCAATAACCGGGGCCTCCGGGCCCCATTAAACCCTTTCACCGATATGAAAACCCGCAACATCACCATCCGCACCAATTATCCCCAGGGCTGCAGCCACCAGGATATGACCGAGGCCGAGATTACCTCTTATGTAAAGCAGTGCCAGGACAACCTCCGTTCTACCTTCAAATGGGAGTTCTACCCGGCAGCATATACACACCTGGTAGTGTGTGTCCGTTATGAAGGAACCAAGTGCAACATCTATCCCCAGGGATGGCTTATGGATAACCAGGAGTTTGAGGCCAAGATAGCAAACCGCAAGGACCTCAAGATTGAATCCGTCCTGGCTTACCACCGCGGTACTTCCAAGTTTTAACCCACTAACCCCTTTCACCAATGAGAACGAAACTTACCAAAGCAGAGCGCAAGACCCTGGAGAGCCTCCAGGAGAGATTGAGCAAGATATACTCCCGCCTGGAGGAGAACGATGTAGAACTCCACTACGGCAATGGTACCGCGGCCTCCCAGGTATCCTGCGCCATAGCCAGCCTTGAGTGCATCCTTCAAGAGAACGAGTTATGATGTTCCAGGTATCCGAAAACCAGGGTGACTACATCGTTGAGGCCTACATCATTGAGGACCCCAACTCCACCCGCGGGTATTGGCACCCCCTCCGCAACTTCGGTTGCCGCCAGGGGGATGCCTTCGCCTTCCGGGACTGGGATTGCCCAAAACTCACCGATAGCCAGCTGCGCCTCCTGGTGAAGAACTATGACCGAGAGCGCAGGTACATCCGCAAGTCTGCCACCCAATTCGTTGTAGAGAGATGATACTTATTTACATCCTTATCTCCCTTATCAATGTGTTTCTACACATTGTGAGTAGTATTTTGGTCATCAAGTCCAGCAGGCTCATTGCATCTCTCGCAAACTGCATTTGCTACACCTTTTCTGCGGTGGTTGTCAAGTTCATCGCGGAAACCGAACTATGGATAGCGATATGTGTTCAAGCGGGCACGAACTTCATTGGCTGCTATATCGCTATGTGGTTTTGTGGAATGATACTAAACAAGAAAAGAATATGATAGAGAACATTAACCTGGTCCAAACTGCAGGACCTTTCGGTGATGAGTGCTGCACATACACCTTCACTACTACCAAAGAACATTACACCATCCAGGACCTTATCGGCGCTGCCAGGCGCAACACCCCGGAGTGGGGCTACATTGAGGTGGTCTACGGAGGCGAGGAATACAAACTGGAATATCGCCACGGCCAAATCATCTCCAACGGCATCATTGAGAGCCTCTATGGCAAGGAGTTCACCGAAGGCACCGCATACGGCGGATGGTCCAGGATGGACTACCGGGTGGAAATCCCCTCCGGGAACTACGGCGGCAAACGCCCTGGTGCCGGAAGGCCCCGCAAGGGCGAGGAACTACGGGAGAGCCTCACCTTCTCCGTTGATCCCCTGGTGAAGAAGAAGGCCCAGGCGCTCCGCAGTGCCGGGTTCCCCCTCAACGCCCATATAGAGGCCCTCATTGAGGAGAAGTTCGCCTGGTACTTCAACAAACCTATTGGAGATGCCAACTAAAATGCTTAACTTTGCGCCTGGGTTACAATAGTTCATTGTGCCCGGTGAAAAGGGGAGGTCCTGGCAGCGGTGCTGGGGCCTCAATTTTTTGCAGTTTTTGTCCGGTAGTTGTCCGAAAATGGCGGACACCTCAACCCGTTACGATTTGTCACACCTTCGTAACTCATTGATAAACAAAAAAGTGCGGGCCTCACGGCTGGCACTCTTTCTAACCACATAATTAATAACACTAAATACTCCACCATATCCAGCGCCCAGGTATCCCTACCCGCGTTTCCGGCGCTGCAGCCAGGATTCACCCCTCACCGAAACACACCCAGTTGCCATTGGTGTGTGAAATTTTTGTCCTATATTTGTCCGAAAGACCAATAGTGATATGATAACCTACAAGCCCATCATCATCCAGGGCGGTAGGCGGAAGGACGGAACCTGGCCCGTCAAGATTCGTGTTACCTTCAAAGGGGTGGCACGCCGTCTACCTACAACCCTCACCTGCACCGACCAGGACCTCACCCGCAGCGGCAGGATCAAGAACGCCTCAATCCTGGAGAAGGCCGGAGAACTCATCGCCAGGATGAGGGCCACCACCGAGAGCCTCTCGCCCTTCGCCCTGGAGGCGTGGGATATAGACCGGGTGGTGGAACACATCCGAACCTCCCTGGCCACCGAATCCTTCCGGCTGGACTACTTCGCCTTTGGCCGGGAGTTCATCCAGGGAAAGGACCAGGGCACCAGGGCCGGGTACACCACCGCCCTCAACTCCTTCGCCAGGTTCCTGGGCAAGGAGGCCATTGATGTGAACGAGATTACCCGCACCCTCCTGGTGCAGTTCCAGGAGTGGGCCGACACCCAGGGCCGCGTATACTACAACTATCGCAAGGGTGTGTACCAGGAAACCGGGAAGGCCACGGCACCGGGCGGCAACTCCGGGCGCTGGATATCCCGCCTGGGCCACATCTACCAGGCCGCGAAGAACCGCTACAACGATGAGGATGCCGGGCGCATACTCATCCCCCGCAGCCCCTTTGACAACATCCCCAAGCCCCAGGTGCAGCACGAAGGTGAAAGCCCCCTCCCGGTTGAGGTTATTGAGAGGATGATAGCGGCAAGCCCGGAGAAACCCCAGGAGCGCATCACCATCGCAGCCTTCCTGGTTTCCCTGGGAACGATGGGAGCGAACCTGGCGGACCTCTACCACGCCGAGAAGGTCAAGGACGGATACTGGGAGTATTACCGCCGCAAGACCACCAAGCGGAGGCCGGACAAGGCAAAGGTGGTCGTGCGGATAGAGCCGGAGATGGAGCCCTATATCAAGGCGCTGCAGCAGTTCCCCGGAGAAGGCTGGCTACCTGGCCTCCGGTGGTGGAAGTCTACCAGGATCGCCGATACGATGCTCAACAAGTACCTGCGCCAGTGGTGCGAGAGAGAGGGCCTGGAGCCCTTCAAGTTCTACGCAGCCAGGCACACCTTCGCCACATCGGCAAGGCGGCTTGGTGTTGAATTGGCTACCATAGATGAGGCGCTTGGGCACAAGGGTAACTACCCGGTTGCAGACATCTATGCGGAGCGCAACTGGGCGCTTGCCTGGGAGGCCAACCGCAAGGTCCTGGACCAGTATGACTGGGCGAAAATTGGTATCTACAAAGAAAATGTGCAAAAAACTTGAAAAATTATTTGGAAATACCAAAATTGTTTGTAACTTTGCCCTTGAAAGATACAAACAACCCTTAACACCGAGCAATATGAACACTTACAAACTCACCGCAACCGCCCTCAAGAACGGCAAAACCCTTTACCAGGTAATCAACGAAAATGGAGAGGTCATCTCCAAGCGCACCTCCACCCGCAAGTATGTTGCTTGCACCATTGATGGTTCTTACTACTTCGGTAGGCTGGACCTCATCGGCAAGGGTGAACACGGATCCTCTCTCGCCTACATCCAGGACCTCAAGTACAACACCAACCTGGAGGCTTACAACAAGATGGTTGAGAAGGAAACGAGGGATCGCCGCCTCTCCGAAAGGTTGCACCTGCAGACCTGGCTGCGCCACACCTCTATTGAAAAGCAGAACGCGCCTATGGATGACTGGATGTACGGCCACCTGGTGCAGTTCTTCGGCCAGGAGGTAGCTGATAGTTGCAAGACCCAAAAGGACTTCCAGGTTGCCTCCTCCAACGAGGACAAGGCCGTTGAGCGCCTTATGGAGCGAATCGGAACCTTTGAGGCCTGGAAGGAGCGCCGAGAGAAAAGGCTGGTAGAACTTGAGCCCGCAATGCAGGTAGCCTACCTGGCCAACTAAAGGCCCTCACCTTTCCTCCAGGAGCCCCGGTCCACAAGGCCGGGGTTTTCTATGACACCGGGGCATAGGGGTCCTGCTGGGAGAAGATGAGGTCCACCAGGGCCATTATCGTGCGGTCATCCAGGGCGAGGGCATCCGCCAGGCAGATAGCCTCCTCCGGCAGGTTTACAATTTCCTGCCCAGGTATATCTATAGATGAAGGAGTTTTCAAAGAGATAGTAATTGGTTATTAGTTTAGTGTTACACTATTGGTTAGGGGGTAAGGGGTGCAGTGATGCACCCCTTATTTCGTATCCCCGTCAGTTCGGTAGTTTTTGGGGGCATAGGCACCGCCATAGACGGAGCCTCCTGGTTGCATCCTCTCCACCATAGCGGAGAGCCTATCCACGGACTTGGCCAGGGAGGTGTAGAGTTCCAGGGTTTCCCTGGGAATAAACACACCCTCCGCCTGGGCCTTCGGTTCAGCCACCGGAGCAGACATCTCCCCCTCCTCCAGGCCGCGCTGCTGCGCCCAGGTCTGCACCCTTTTGATGAAGTTGTCGGTAAGGTACCTATCATCGCCCTGGAGGGCCTTTGATATGGTGCCGTTATTCATACCCAGGAGCCTGGCGAACTCCCCCTGGGTCTTGCAGATTCCACGCATCCTTGCTGCGTAGAAAATGCGGGTCACATACTCTAATTTATCATCCATTGTACTATTGGTTTAAGGGGTTTCTACCTAAATTTCTGCATATACCTAACATTTTTTGCACAAAATTTTTGGAAATATCAAAATTATAGGTATCTTTGCATAAAGTTACACACAAAGATAGCAAAAAATATGGTAACAAAAGTATCAATGAGGGCAACTTTGATGGCAATGAGGACCGGGGAGTGCATCGCTTTCTCCCTGGAATCCTGGACCTACAACTCCATCCGGAATTGCGCCTACAATGTTGGCATCTCCAAGTCCCGTAAGTATTCCGTACACTTTGACCGCGAGGCCAACGAGTGTAAAGTAACCCGCCACGCATAATGAGCAACCTGGAACAACTGGTAAAATCCGCCGCCGCTATGGGCGCTGCCCAGGTGCTGGAAACCCTGGGGATCACCGCCGGGGAAATCTCCCAGCGCAAGGCACGCGACACCTACGGCAAGTGGTTCACCGATGCCGAGAGGGCTGGAAGGATTCGCCCCGCCAGGGTGGACAACGGCAAGAACGGCACCCGCCATTACCGCGTGGTGGACATCCAGGAACTCCGGACCGCAGACCTGGTGCGTGCGGAACTTCAATTCAATCACAAACCCCTTTAACCCTTTTCACCAATGAAGAAGATTTTTTCCACGATCCTGGGCCTGGTTGCCGTTATGGCAATCTTCCTGGCCTCCGCAGAGAACCCGGACGGCTCCTGCAATCTTACCTGGTCACTATCCTGCCTCGCCGTGGCTGCTGCCTCCGGCTGGGGCTGGGCCAAACTCAACCCGGAAATCACCAATAGTAAACAATAACCCTTAACCGAAAAGCAATGAACGAGATTAGACTACTGGGTAAGGATGACATTGAAATCCGTGTAGCCCAAACAACGAAGGACCGCGATGGTGCGGTCAAGGCATCCCTCCTGCTCTACAAGAACGCCAGGGTGGATATGAAGATACTGGATGAACTCTACGGCCCCTTCGGCTGGAAACGCAGCCATAAACTCCTGGGTGACCGCCTCTACTGCATAGTTGAGGTATGGGATGCCGACAAGAAGGAGTGGGTGGCCAAAGAGGATGTTGGCGTTGAATCCAACACCGAGGCCGAGAAGGGCCAGGCAAGCGATTCCTTCAAGAGGGCTTGCGTGAACTGGGGCATAGGCCGTGAACTCTACACTGCGCCCCGCATCTCCATCCCCCTGGACAACCAGGAGTATTCCACTATGCAGGACGGCAAGGTCCGCGTATGGGCCACCTTCTCCGTCAAGGAGATAGACTACAACAAGGATGAGCGCAGCATCACCAAACTGGTCCTGGTGGACAAGTTTGACAAGGTGCGCTATGAATACAAGGATGGCAAGGGCCAAGCCGCCGGAGCCAAGAAAACCACCGCCACCAGGCAGACCGGAACGGCTGCACCTGCTCCAGCTGCCCAGCCCAGCGAGGCCGCGAAGTTGGATGAGGAGGACAAGGTACACCTGCAGTGGGTGGATGCCATCGCCCGCCACAAGAAGAACAAGGCCGGAGTTGATGCGGAGCAAATCTACCGCGAGAAGTTTAAGCCCAGCGAGATTGAGTGGAAGTTGCTGATGGATGAGGTATTCAAGTACCAACTGCAGAACGGAATTAGTGATTAGCCGCTATGAAGGGTTTATCATCATCTCCGGCGTGCAGGTGTGCTATCCAGGATATGAGAGAGGCTGGCATAGATACCTCTTACCTCTACAACGAGGACCTGGTGCTTGTCTATGCGGGAGTGATGAGGAGGCCCAATTATGACTGGCTGAAAGGTCAGCATCAAGGTAGCGAATTTGAAAAGGCATATAGAAACCCTTTAACCAAGTAATACAATGAACACACAAGAGATCAATGAGGCCATCGCCAAACTTAATGGCTTGACCTGGGACCTGGAGAACGCCTATATTGAGAACGGCGGAGAGGTCACCGAAGAAACCGAGAAGATTGAGGCCGTCCTGGCGGAAGTCAAGGGCCTCCTTACCACCGAAGGCGTGGATAGCCTGGGCCGCTGGCTCAAGGCCAAGCAGGATGAGATCAAGACTGCGAAGGCGGAGAAGGCAGCTGCCGATGCCCGCATCAAGTCCCTGCAGAAAACCGAGGAGTACATCAAGAGCCTGGTATCCCGCGTGCTTATCGCCACGCAGACCGACCAGGTGAAGGGAACCTATTACTCCTTCTCCCAGTCCACCAGTACCAGCACATCCGTGCTTACCGAGGCCCTGGACAAGAAGTACCTGGAGAAGGTCACGAAGGCTGCACGCAAGGCCGGACTGCCGGACTGCGTGGATGTGGCCCTCAAGACCAATGCAACGCGCCTCCAGGAGGCCGGAGAAAAGATGGCGGAGTTCGTTGAGGTAGCCACCTCTCCCGCCGTGAAGTTCACCAAGCCCCGCGCAGCGAAGGAGTAAGGCTATGGCAAAGGAACTCACCAATAAGAACTATGTTACAATCTTGGGGTGGATGGTTTCCGACCTCCACCTCAAGGGTAACGAGTTGCTTATCTATGCCACTATCCACGGATTCTGCCAGGATGGTGATTCCGAGTTCACTGGCTCCGTTGCTTACCTCCAGGCCTGGACTGGACTATCCTACCAGGGTGTTGCCAATGTACTGAAATCCCTGGTGCAGAAGGGTCTGCTGGCGAAGGTTTCCGAAACCAGGAACCGGGTTACCTACTGCCGCTACCAAACTTTATACCCTCCCAAAAATTTTGGGACCCTCCCAAATCCTTTAGATACCCCCTCCCAAAAAATTTGGGACAATATAGATAATAATAATAAAACACCTAAAGGTGTAAATATATCTATACCCCCTACCCCCTTCAATTTCCGTCAATCTTTGATTGGTTTAGGAGTTGAGGTTGAGGTGGCCGATGCCTGGCTCCAGGTCCGCAAGGCGAAGAAAGGCGTGAACACCGAAATCGCCTTCAAGGCAGTGGCGAAGGAAATTGCCCAGGCGCAAGCCGCCGGGTACTCCGCCAACGATTGCATCCGCCTGGCGGTGGAGAAGTCCTGGGCCGGGTTCAAGTGGGAGTGGATGGAGAACGAACTTTCCGGGCGATCCCAGCGCCCCGCAGCATCAAGCGGCAAGGGTGTCCGCCGTGGCGGCACCGCCGTGGATAGGATGCTGGCGGTAGGTGCGGAGTTGTTCGGTCAAAAAGCCCCTATGTACGATGAGCAGTGAATTAGTCCAGGCACCTACCCTGGTGCAGTACAATCCCAATGTGGACCTGGTGGAGATTCGCCGCCACCCGGAACTCTACCCGCGCATCAAGACAACGCCGGATGAGGAGGCCGTGAACAAGATGACCACTATGGTCTATGCCGCCTTCCTCTACCGCGGCCAGGATGCGACTACCACCACCATACGATTCATCGCCAACGCCCTGGTGGCGGAGATCAAGGCTGACACCAAGTTCGGCCTGGGCTCCCTCTCCTGGGAGGAGATCGGCAGAACGATTCGCCTGGCGGTCCTGGGCGGAGGCAAGGAGATGTACGGAGTATCCGTGGCATCCCTCTACGCCGCCCTGGTTGATTACGCAAAGACCGAGGGGCACGATGCCGATCGCAGGGCCTCTCAAACCCATTAAACCCTTTTCACCAATGAGAACACCTTTGAAAATAGAGAAACGAATTGCCGAGGAGTTGGACGGCATCAAGAAACTTGCCGCCTTCCTCCCCGCTGGCAAGGCCAATGCACTCCTCAACAAGTGCGGCAAGATAAGCAGTTACGCCAGGAAGGCCCAGGCGATGGTAGATGCGCCAGTTGGTTGCCTATTCCCGGCAGAAACCCACGCGGGTGTGATAGACACCAATGAGGACATTGCCGCCCGCTACAACGCCAAGAAGGCGATATTTGATGCGATGACCCGCGGGCGCAGGGTATCCCTGGAAAATGAGGCGGAGTTCCGCACCAGGGAGATGCACACGCAGATTTGCATTATACGCAGGGAAATCCGCGAGAAGAACCTGCCCTGGATACTCTGCGATGAGGAGGTCCGCCCGGACCCCGCCCGCCGAGGATACAAGAGATACTGGCTAATCCCTAAAGAACAAGACAATGAATAGCACTATTGCATTTTTCGCCGGGCTGGCCGTAGGTGCCGCCCTGGGTTTCCTGGTAACCATCATCCTCTTTTGGGTGGCAAAGAACTACCCGGAGTTTGATGACCCCTATGATGAAGATGACATTTATTAACCACCAATAGTTTTCAGTATGGCAAGTTTGAACAAAGTTCTCCTCATCGGCAATGTAGGCCGCATTGAGGTACGCACCTTCCAGGACGGAAAGGTAGTGAACGCAAGCCTCGCAGTCAGCGAGAGGTACACCAAGCGGGACGGAACCCAGGTAGAGGATACCACCTGGTTCAACCTGGTAGTGAACGGCAAGTTGGCCGATGTCTTTGACAAGTATGTGCAGAAGGGTGACCGCCTCTATGTTGAGGGACGGCAGCGCCAGCGCAGTTACCAAACCCGCGAGGGAGAGGACAAGTACATTTGGGAGGTAGTGGTGATGGCTATGCAGATGCTCTCCGCCAAGAAGGAGGATGATGCCAACGCAGCTGCCCCGGCTCCCACCAGCGATGATCTCCCGGAGGATTTCAGTTAAGTCAGCACTATGTATTGTTCCGATTGCTTTTTCTTTTCCGACCTGGGCCGCTGCAGGAACTCCAAATCGCACCGCAGCGATGTGGGGTACTTCCAAAAGGCCGGGCCGTGCTTTGCGGAAAGGCAACCGGAGAAGGAGATACCAGTTATGGCAGAAGAACCAAAGGAGATCAAGAGAGTGTGCGCCGACTGCGGACGGGAACTCCCATTGGAGCAGTTCGCCCGCAACCGCAGCGGCTACACCAAATACTGCAAGGAGTGTATGAAGGCCCGCAGGGGCATCGGCAAGCAGGGCCGGGGTGACTACCGCCTTCACTCCTCTCCCATCAATGTCGGCATAGCAGCGATAAGCGATGATGCGCTGATGGCCGAACTCCACAAACGCGGCTGGTCCGGCCATCTCACCAAGACCATAGAGATGGATGTATGAGCAGGGTGTACGATAACCTCAAGGTTGGTGACCAGGTGACCTGGCAGAGTGTCAATGGCAACCCCTCCGGCATCGTGGAGGAGATTGATGAACGCGGTGCCCTGGTCCGCCTTCCTTCCGGCAAGTATGTCATCCTCGCCACACCGGAATCGCTGCAGCATATTCAAGACAAACGAAAGCAAGTACACAATGGACCTTCAAGAAATAAGAATCGGCAATAGGGTACGAATCCCCGCCACGGAGCGAAATGGGGGGGGGGGGGTATCATTATGCCAAAGTAACCGACATAGTTGAGGACCTATTCGGCGGATCACCGATAGTGATAGTCAAAGTCCCGGTCCTCAAGTGCGACAAAGCGGTGACCCCGGCCTCGCTGGAGCCCGCCCGTAAATCTCAATCTTCAACCAAAAACCCGGACAAGGCCGGGGGTCCAGGTGAAAGCCCTGGGGATATTGATAGGTAGTTCTTCCCAAAAACCAAAACCCTGGAAGGGGTGATGCCCGCCCAGGGTTCCGATATCAACCCAATGTTCAACTTATAACACAAATCATTATGACAAAACCCAAAGGAAATGTGCATCGCCTTCCCGGCGCACCCGCACCCATCTCCCAGGAGGAGATCAAGGCCAACCAGGCCAGGTTCTTTATGCAGAAAAGGGAATCCTTCGCCCAGGGAGCCCTTTATAACCTCTGCAACAACGCCGCTATGGCGGACAAGTCCCCGGAGGAACTGGTAAAGAAGGCCGTGAACATCGCCGACAACCTTATGAAGGCCTTGTACTTTGACCCCGTGCCGGAGTTTGAGGGCAAGGAAGAAAAGAAGGAGGGCGAGTAATGAAACTCAAGCACACCAGGGCCAGGAAGGCCAACCGCCTCAATTACTGGCCCGCCTATCAAAAGTTCTTCTACGGGATGTCGGTGTTTATGCGCCGGGTCCAGGGATACTATGGTGCCGACTGCGGGACATACTCGCTCAAGCACCGCGACCTGGACAATGCCGTTGAAGGCTACAAGTCCCGCCTTGCGCTGCAGTCCAACGGAGTACACGCCCAGGCGAGATAATGGCCATCTACATCGGCATAGACCCCGGAGAGAACACCGGATTTGCGGTATGGGATAGCGCCTCCAGGTCCTTCCTGGAGGTGGCTACCCTTCCGCTATGGGAGGCCCTGGAGCAGGTCAAGCGCTGGCACTATGCGTGCCTCCTGGCTCCGGTCCAGGTAGACCTCCTGGTAGTCTTTGAGGATGCCCGCCAGCGCACCTGGTTCGCCCCGGAACGCAACCGCAGCGAGTACCGCGGTAAGTTGATGGGCGCAGGTGCGGCCAAGCGGGATTCCAAGATATGGGAGGAGTTCCTGGAAGGCCAGCACATCCCCTTCCGAGCCCAGGGCCCCAGGCCCGGCGGCACGAAGTGGAACAAGGAATACTGGTACCAGGTGACCGGATGGAAGGGCCGCACCAGCGAACACGCGAGGGATGCAGCCCTCCTGGTAATGGGTAGATAGGATGACAAGGAGTGAGATAGTTGAGGCTTTGGCCAGGGACCGCCGCGTTGAGCAGATTTGTTCAATGATCACGCACCTCCCTGCCGGGGACCCGGACCTCCTGGACCTGGGCCAGCACATCTACCTCGTTCTCCTGGAATACGATGAGGCCCGGCTGCAGGACCTATGGGACCACAATGAAATCAACTTCCTCATAGTCCGCCTGGCCATCAACAACTTCCGCAGCGCCAAGTCCCGTTTCCATTACCTATTCCGGGTGTTCCGTTCCCGGTCCGTATCACTCACCGGGCTTGACTTCCCGGACAACCAGTAAGCAAATGGATGAGAAGGAGGTAGTCAAGGACTACAAGACCATACGCGAGGATTACACCTTCAACCCGGACATCTTCAACGATGAGCCGGAGCAGGACGCCCGCGTGAAGTACATAATCAACCACCGCCTCAACCAGGTGGACCGCACCCTCATCATCCTCTATGCCGACTGCCAAAGTTACCGGAAACTGGGCAAGCGCCTGGGCCTCTCCCACACCACCATCCGCGGGGAGATAGTCCGCATCAAGGCGGAGATCATCCGCATCTACAAGGAACTGGAAGAAAATGAACATAGAACTGAACGATAGCATCCTCCGGGATGCCGTTGCGACCTGGGGCGAGAACTCCCAGGTGGATATGCTGGTTGAGGAAACATCCGAACTCCTCAACGCGATAATGAAATTCAAGCGGGGCCGTGCATCCGTTGAGGATGTGCTTACCGAGATAGCAGATGTTGAGATAATGCTGGGGCAGATGGAGGTTATCTTCGCCCAGGGCCGTGAGATTGACATATTCTGCGAAAGGCACCGCAAGATGGAACGCCTGGCCTCCCGCCTGGCAAAGTATAAGGAGGAACACAAATGAACATCTACATTGAACTCCTGCTGGTAACCCTCCTGGTTATCTTCATAGTGGACCTCTCCGGCTGGACCGACACCTGGCTGGGGTGGCTCTCCAAGTTCACCACCAAGTATGGCCGCGGCCCGGTGCGGGAACTCCGCCCCTTCTCCTGCAGCCTATGTATGACCTGGTGGTGCTGCCTGGCCTGGCTCATCATCAAAGGCCAGTTCACACTCCCGCTGGTGGCGTATTCCGCGGGGCTTGCGACTTTTTCAAATACGATTCAAAATTTGTGTATATCTATAAGAGAGGGGCTGCTTGAACTCATCGCCCTGGTGAACCGATGGATTGCGAAAGACTGACACCATACCTGCGCCGCCGCTGCCTTGCGCTCAAGGTCAGTGACCGGGTGGCCCTGGTAAGGATAATGACGGAGAGCCTCACCCCCTCGTTGAGGACGGAGGACCAGGTGAAGGCCCGCCTGGCAAAGATGGAGAAAACGATGGCCGCGCTGACCGGGCTGGAGATCACCCGCCGCTGCCGGAGGACGGAGTATATGCGTGCCCGCACGATCTTCGCCTTCACGGCCAGGCAGGAGGGATTCACCCAGGAGAGTATCGGCGATTACCTGGGGCTGGACCACTCCACTATCCACAATATGGAGAAACGGATGGGCGATGCCTTTGATGTGCCCTCCTGCTTTCCGGACTACATTGAATTGTACAACTTATTTACAACCGCTATATTATGACAAAGCAACTGAACAAAGAACAACTCGCCGTACTGGAAAAGTATGAGCGATTCTTCAACCAGGCCGTTGGTGCCCGGTACTGCTCCTATCCCGGCCAGGCCGGAGTAACGGAGATGCTCTCCATTTGGAACGAAGTAACGAAGGAGAACCGCACTATCCGCCAGGGCTGCTCCACCTGCATCTTCCACCTGGTGGTAGACCTGGGTACCCTCTATCTCGCGCAGAAGGCCGAGATGCAGAAGGAGGCCGAGAAAACCGCCGAGGCCAAGCGCCTCAAGGAGGAGGCTGCAGCCAAGAAGAAAGCCGAGGAGGAGGCAGCTGCCGCCGCAGCCCTGGAGGCCCAGGCGAAAGCCGCCGAGGAGGCCAACCAGGCAGAAGGCAAGACCACCGAAGAAAAGCCCGCCCAGGAGGGCGCTGCACCTTCGGATGGCTCCACTGCCCAGCCCAAGTCCGAAAAGCCCGCTACGGGCAAGGGAAAGGGCAAAGGTAAGAAATAAACGCACCTTCCGCCCTGCGGTTCTTGACCGGGCCGCAGGGTGCCAACTATCCGCGCTATGCTCTACAACCTTGCAACGGAACTGGACCGCCAGCGATACCAGGCGAAAAGTGAACTGCTCCTCAAAAGGGGTGCGGTGGTGGAACTGACGGAGAAGATGCAGCGCACCAGGGCGCAGAACTCCTACCTCCACCTGCTCATCGGCGTGGTGGCGATGGAAACCGGAAACACCCTGCAATACTGCAAGGATGTCTACTTCAAGCGCATCGCCAACCCTGGGTTGTTCATAGAGCGCCACAAGGATGCCCTGGCAGGAGAGGTGGAAATCCTGCGATCCTCCGCCGACCTCTCAAAGGAGGAGATGCAGGAGGCCATTGACCGATTCAAGCGCTGGGGTGCTGAAAATGGGTTCTACCTTCCGAACCCTGGAGATGAAAGCCTCCTCCGCAGCATAGAGATAGAGATGGCAAGGATGAAAGCATATTTGTAGTATGGCAAAGAAAGACAACGAGAACCTTTATCCGCCCGTGCATTTCCCGGAAAGGGGAAGGCCGTTGAAGTTTACCCCCAGGAAACTCCAGGAGAAGTTCGTAGAGTATGTCAAGTGGTGCAAGGATAACCCCATTGTCATCGGCACCGAGATAAAGAACACCTCCGTGGAGGGAATCCCGTATGGTTCCAAGACCATAGAGAAGAAACCGCGCCTGGTGTCTATCGGCGGTTTCTTGGTATACATCGGTGCATCCCGCCGATGGTGGGGAGAGTTGGATGATTCCAAGCAGGATTATTCGGCAGTCAAGGACCTTATACGCGAGTTCTGCGAATCCTACCAAAAGGAGATGGCCGCTGCAGGTATCTTCAATAGCAACATCATCTCCAGGCTCCTGGGCCTCGTTGATAAGCAGCAGCAGGAGAGCCGGATTGAGAACCGCATCGTGGTTGAGGATAAGGACCAGGCGGACAAGATCAAGACCATAGGCGATATAGGATAGTATGGCCACCATAGCCTTCACCCCGGTATTTTGGAAGTTGTATGATGCGGCGGCAACACACCCCCGCTACATCTCTATGCCTGGCGGTACGCGAAGTGGAAAGACCTACTCCATACTGCAGTTCCTCCACCTCCTCATACCGAAGGCTGACAAGGCGGGCGATGTGACCTCCGTGGTCAGTGAAACCCTGCCACACCTCAAGCGAGGTGCCATACGCGACTTTGAGCGCATCATCGGCCACCCACTCAAGGCGGACCCCGCCTGGAACGCCAGCGACCTGGTATACACCTACCCCAATGGTGCCAAGTTGGAGTTCTTCTCCGCAGACACCTCCGGCAAGGTCCTGGGCCCCGCCCGTAAGCGCCTTTTCCTCAACGAGTGCAACCACATCCAGTATGAAACCGCCAGGCAACTCTTTGTGCGTACCACCGGGCTCATCACCCTGGACTACAACCCTGCATCAACCTTTTGGGCCATTGAGCAGATTGAGCCCAGGCAGAACTGCATCACCATCCACTCCACCTACAAGGATAACTCCTTCCTCACACCGGAGCAGGTGGCGGAGATTGAATCCAACATCAATGATCCGAACTGGTGGAAGGTGTACGGCCTGGGTGAACTGGGTTCCCTGGATGGTGTCATATACACCTTCCAGCAGGTGGATGCGATGCCGGAGAAGGGTGACCTGGTTGAGGTCTGCGGCATAGACTTCGGATTCAATGACCCCACCTCCATAGTGCGCTGCCTGGCTGACCGCCGCAAGAAGGTGGCGTACCTTGAGCAGCTGGCCTACAAGCGCTTTATGAAGAACGATGCCATTGCCCAGGTCCTGGTGGATGCACAAATCCCCAGGAGTACCCATATATGGGCCGATGCTGCGGAGCCCAAGAGTATCCAGGAGATCGGTGACATCACGCACCTCAACATCAAGGCGTGCGACAAGTCCGCCCCGGTCAAGAGTGACCGCCGCAAGTTCCAAATCCAGTGGCTCCAGGGCTGGACCCTCTACATCACCAAAGGCAGTGTGGACCTCATCAAGGATATGCGGAACTACTGCTGGGAGAAGGATGCGGATGGCAACATCACCAATGTTCCCATCCACGCCTGGTCACACGGCCCGGATAGTGTGCGGTATGCACTCTTTTCCGAGTTCGCTGGCAACACCGGGCAGTATAACATTTCATTTGGCTAAACCATTGCGTTATGATAAACAACTATGAGGCCCTGGACCTGGGCCGTTATATGAAGATTGACCACATCCTCCACACGCCCCAGGAGGAGATTGACAAGCAGGTGCAGATAATCGCCATCCTGGCGGATATGACCGAGGAGGATGTCCTGCAACTCCCGCTGGCCGACTATTCGGCTATGGCGCTGCAAGCGGCCTTCCTGGGGGATCACTGCGAACCTGCGGAGGTGGACGGCAAGCCCATCCAGGCTGGAGAGTTCCTCCTGGTGCCCACCAGTGACTTCACCAAGATAACCACCGCCCAGTATGTGGACTTCCAAACCTTCGTGAAGGACTTTCCGGCAACCCTGCCTCAATTGCTCTCTTGTTTCCTGGTACCGGACGGCAAGAAGTATAACAACGGCTACGATGTGGCCCAGGTGCAGGAGGCGGTGCGCTGCATCACCCTTCCCCAGGCCATTGGGCTGACCGCTTTTTTTTTCAAGAGATTCAACGAATCAATCGTGGATTCAGTAACCTCTTTGGCACAAAGCGCCAGGAAGAATCCCCGGAAGATGAAGGAGTTGAAGAAGATACTGCAGCAGGTGGAGATGGTTTCGCGGGACATTGGGGCTGGATTGCCAATGTAGACCGCGCCAGTGAAACGATGCGCTGCTCCTGGGATGAGGTGTGGGATAAGCCCGCCATAGAGTTCCTCAATGTCCTGGCCTACCGAAAGGACAAGGACCAGCAGGAGAAGGAGGCCAGGGAGAGGTGGAAACGCAGCCACTAACCAGGGCTCTCGTTTACATATACCGGGCAAAGTATATTTTCTTTCAGTATGGGTGTAGATTATGTGCATATCAACGATTGGCCCTGGGGCCGTGACTGGCATTTCGTAGTGGATGGTGGAATCGCCCTGGGCCGCGCATCCTTGCTGAAAGAGGCACCGGATGAGTTGTTTGTCAGCGACTTTATGGTGGCAAAGGAGAACCGCCGGGAGGGATACGGGCGCTACCTTGCGGAGCGCATTGAGTATATGGCGAAGGTATCCCTGCCGAATATCCGCTTGCTCCGCCTTTGGGTGGATGTGGCCAAGCCGGAGAACTGCGCCTTTTGGGAGGCGTGCGGTTTCAAGAAGGAAGGCTACCTGGATGACAACGAGGATATGTTTGTCTACACAAAGGAGATAAGATGAGCGAAGAATTGTTCAACCCCGCAGAACTTATGGCGGTCCTCCGGGACCTCGCCAACGATGTGCGGGAGGGATACAAGGACACCCTGGAACGCAATGGCCGCAAGGCTACCGGGGACCTCATCAACTCCATACACACCGAGATTGAGGTGAACGGCACCAGGTACATCGTATGGATGGAGTGGGATGATCCAGGAGGAAACTACTGGAAGTATGTGGAGGATGACACCAAGCCCCACTGGCCACCCAGGGATGCAATCCTCAAGTGGATAAGGGTAAAGCCCATCATCCCGCGCCCGGATGCCAATGGCCGGATACCCAAGCCGGAGCAGCTGGCCTTCCTCATCTCCAGGGCAATGGCCGGGAAGTCACCGAACCAGGCCAACTGCAAAAGTCCGAAGGGAGGCACCATCGGTTCCCACGATTTGCGGAAGTCCGAAGATGCCGTACTTGCCTTCTACCAGGAGAGGCTCACCGAGGCCCTGCATAGGGACTGCCTCAACTACCTGGAGAAGGTTATGCCATAAATAGGCCGCGTTTCATCCCTCGCTACTACGCCGCCAAGTCCGAAGGCTCCATTGGTGTTGGTAGGGCGGTTCCCGTCTTTCAAATACGGAAGGCGGGGATTTTATATTTATGAGAAAGCACTATTGAAGATATGGCTGCAACGATTCGCCCCATTTGGAAAGATTACTTTGTCACCCTGGCCAGTGGTGTCACCGGAGGTGTCAAGTTCCGCATATCCGCGGGAGGCTCCGTGGTGTATGAAGGCAAGGCCTTCCCCAAGCCCGGCTCCTCCTTCGTGGAAATCCGCATCAATGACATTTGCGCTGCATACCTGCACAATATCTTCCCTCCGGACAATAGCGATTGGTATACCGAGGACTTTGAGGTTGAGGCGTACATTTCCGACACCTGGACCAGCAAGGCCCAGGTAACCTTCTACCGGGACTGGTCCTATGACCGCAAGTTCTCCTGGCCGACCAACCTGCCTTTCGCTCCCATCACTCCGTTGATCCACGGCGGTGGGTATCTCCCCATATACTCCTACAATGGTGCCTACTCCTTTGACCTCATCTTCGCACCGGATTCCCCTGGGGACTTCTGCAATGACTTCAACAATGACTTTGACTACTACGGCAATACCCGCACCCACATTGAGAACGATGACTTTGATGAGGGGGACTTCTACTTCTGCTACCTGGCCAGTTATCCCAACCTCATAGCGGTTGAGGCCAATGGCCTGGTGTACCAGGTGGCGAAACTCTGCGGAGGCTATGCTCTTTACTACCTCAACGCCTACGGCGGCTGGGACACCATCCCGGTCCAGGGCCGCACCATCCGCACCTCCGCCATCAACCACCACACCTATGACCCGCTGGTCAGCAACCTATACGCCTCCAATAGAGGCCGCACGAACTATGTGAACGAGATAGAGCGCAGGTTCAAGTTGAACATCGGCCCTCTCACTTCCGACCAGGCCACCAGGATGGCACACCTCCTGGAGAGCCCCTTTGTGTACCTGCACGATATCCAGCGCGAGGAGTTGCTGCCAATCGTACTGACCTCCAACGCAGCGGAGGTGAAGGATGTGGTGGGCAACCTGCACACCTATGAGGTTGAGGCCACACTGGCCCAGGAGAGGATGAGGAGGTAAGGCTATGAGGAGGAAGATTGAACTTTACATCAACGGCTCCCAGGCGGACATTTCCGACCAGGGGCTTATCCTTTTCAATTATGCCTACACCGACCTGGAGAACCCCACGGCGGTGAAGAACTCCTACTCCAAGCAGGTGACCCTCCCAGGGACGGACAACAACGCCGCAATCTTCGGCAACCTTGCCCGCCTGGACCGCATCACCGGAGGCGGATTCAGTCCCCTGGAGCGCACCCCCTTCACCATCTACAACGAACTTGGGGAGATTCTCAAAAGCGGATACCTCAAGTTGGACCAGGTGACCCGCAGGGGCCCGGTGGTGACCGGGTATAAGGTTTCCCTCTACGGAGGGCTTGGGTCTTTCCTATACGCCCTCTCCTACGATGAGAACGGCGATAAACTCACCCTGGCAGACCTGGACTACCTCACCGGAGCCATTGATGAACTGGACTTCAAGATAACCGCTGCCAATGTGAAGGCTGCGTGGACCAGGATAAGCGGGGACATCCCGGAGGAGTATGATTCCATTTGGGATGTCATCAACTTTGCCCCGGCCTACAACGGAGTGCCGGATGGTGACTTTGACCCCAACAAGGGCATAGCCAGCGCCAGCACCCTGGGCCTGGATACTGGCATAACCATTGACGGCAAGACCTATGACCCCAACGGCAGCAATGTCCTTATCAACCTGGCGCAGCCGCACACCGAGTGGGAGGTCAAGGACCTCCGCTGCTACCTGCAGCGCCCGGTTCTCTCTATGCGTGCCTTCTTGGTTGCCCTGGGCAAGTGGGCCACCTCCAAAGGGTACACCTTTGACTATTCCGGCATCCCGGTCAATCAATATCGCACCCTTTGGAAAACCCTGCCGATGCTCCCTTCCCTGGGTTCCTTCAAGCAGGATTCCGGTGACCTCATCCCTTCCTATTCCCGCGGGATCGTGACCAGCGGAAATGTCCTGGCTTGCAAGGCCTCGTTCTCCGGGGTCCAGGCGAATATGGAGGTGACCGCCAGGATCAATTCGGTAATGCTGGCCTTCCAGTCACCATCCACCCACGCGAATCCAGCCTACCTCAACACCAGGTTCCATCCTTCATATTCCCAGGATGAGTATGGTTTCCATACCATCTTCTTCATCCAGGCAGTGGGTTATTCCGGCAACACCATAGTGGGTTATTCCGCCGCCAGGTGCTTTGCCACTACGGAGATCAAAGAGGTTTATGGCTCCAGCGCATCCAGGCTTGCCGAGGCCGTTGGCTATGTACCCCTGGGAGGAGTTGAGAACGAGGCCTCTATCCAAACCCTGGATTATCTATTCCTGGCAAGCGATTCCTACCTGGGATTCTTCAACTACTTCTATCCCGGTGCCTTTGAGGTCAAGAGTAACACCGCCCTTGACAATATCCGCATTTCGGTGCGGTCTTACTACCTCTATGGCTCGTATAGGATTCAGTATTACCAGGGCGGTTATAGATATGGACCCTTCACTCTTGTTTCAAGCGGAGAGGATGGAGTGCTGCCACACTGGTTCACCAGCAGAACTACAACAAGTTCTCTCCAGGCTATCGGCGCATCCTGGGCCAGCCCCTCCGCCTCTGCCAGTTATCGTTCCACCGGGAGCCTCCGCAGCGGTGCGCTCATTGAGAAGGCAAAACTCCTCTCCAGTAAGCACACCCCGGCGGATTACCTCCTCTCCCTGGGAGTGCAGTTCGGCTGGGTGTTCCAGTATGATGAGGTGGACAAGAAGTTCACCATCACTACCCGCAACGCCTATTTCAATACCGGGCTGACCCCCATAGACCTAACCGGGATGGTGGACCGCAGCAAGGACATCATCATCGCACCCTGCTATGCGGGTTCCCGCATATATGAGTTCGTGCCGGAGATGGCGGAGGGTCACTTCGCCCAGGAGTATTACAATGTGTACGGAGTGCAGTACGGAATCCAGCGGGTGGATACCGGATACCAGTTTGATTCCTCGCCGCAGAACCTCCTGGCCAAGTCCGCTTTCCGGGCAGCTGCCACGATCCTGGAACACGGACCCTACTGGAACACCATTACCTACGGAGGCAGGGTGATGCCTTCGGTATTCCTGGACAAGGGCAATACCTACACTATGTGGGCACCGGACGGCACCAATAAGGAGTTTGATATACCCATCCCGCCCAACAGCGCCACCATTGACTACATCAATGACTACAACCATCCTGGGTATGACAACGAGTTCGCCTGGAAGTTGGACCTCCACGATGCCGACAACAAGGCCGTGGACGGAGAGGACATCCTGGTGGAATACTCCGGCATTGACACCTATTACCACTTCCGCGTTTCCGATGATTCCGCGGCTATGCTGGCCATCAACAACGGAAAGCCCTGCTGGAACCTCAACCCGTATTCCTCCTACACCAGGATAGCGAACTTCCACCGCTACGATACGGATACCGAGTGGGGTGTTGAGGCATCCCTGGACTTCGGAACGCCCAGGGAGATTGATGCACCCAGTATCAACTTTATGGAGGATTCCTCCGCCTACATCCGCGGGTGGGCCGCTTTCATCCGTGACCGCTACAACCAGAACACGAAGGTGATGAAGTGCCGGGTGAACTTCCAGGGCCTCCAGGTAGGTCCGGAACTGCTCCGGCGGTTCTTCTACTACGAAGGGGTCTACTGGGTCCTCAACAAGATATCCAACTACTCCCTTACCACCTGGGACCCGGTTGAGTGCGAGTTCATCCAGGTGCAGGATATGGACAACTATACCAACGGACAAATACTGACATAATATGGCCGACAAGCAGAAAGTTATAGAGATCAAGACTGGCGATAGCATCAAAAATGTCCAGGACCTCAAAAACAACATCAAGCAACTCAAGGAGAACCTTGCCTCCCTGGATATAGGCACCGCTGCCTATAAGGAAACACTCAATGAACTCCAGGAGAACCAGGCTGCTCTCCGCAACGCGATGCACGCCACCTCCGCGGACTTCAACCAGGTGATGGATGCTGCCACCGCCGCCAATGTTGCCTTCGATGAGAACAACAAACTGATCAATGCGGAAACCCTCTCCTACAACGAGTTGGTCCGTGAACTGGATATCCTCAAGCAGCAGTGGCGTGCCACCACCGATGAGGCGGAGAGAGCGCAGCTGGGCGAGAGGGTAAACAATGTCAATAACCGCCTCAAGGAGATGGATGCCTCCGTGGGTGTCTTTGGCCGCAATGTGGGTAACTACATTGGTGCCGTGGACCACCTCACCGCTGGTATGTCCAATATGGGCAAGGGTGCTGCTGGTATAGTTGCCCCGTTGAAGGGTGTTACCACCGGGCTCAAGACTATGAGCGCCACTCCGGCCATCGCCATCCTGGGCCTCCTGGCCAACCTCCTGGATGAGGTGATGAAGGCGTTGAAGGGCAACGAGGAGCAGACCCAGGCCCTCACCGCCGCAATGGCCCCCTTCCAGGCCATCGGTGACCTGCTGACCAAGACCCTCCAGGCTATAGCCGGGGTGGTGGTCAATCTCATCCAGGGATTCTCCAAACTCACCCAGGCCATCTTCGGAACGAATAAGGCCACCCAGGACCGCATCGCCCTGGCCGAGAAGGAGAAGGACCTGGCCCAGCAGACCAGGCAGACCATCGTAGCCAACGCAGAGGCAGAGAGGGATGTGGCCGAACTCCGCGCCAAGTCCACTGACCGCCTCAACTACACCGCGAAGGAGCGCCTTGCCTTCCTGGAGCAAGCAGGTGACAAGGAGAAGGAGATAGCCGCCCGCGCCCTCCAGGATGCCAAGTTGCAGTACGAAATCATCAAGGCCAAGAACGCCCTGGCCAAATCCTCCGCCCGTGACCTGGATGCAGAGGCCCAGGCCTATGCCGCAATGGTCAAGGCGGAAACGGACTACTACAACCAGGTCCGCACCATCAATGCCGGAATCATCCGCACCCGCAGGGAGGAGGCCAAAGCCGCCAGGGATGCTGCGAAGGCCGTGAAGGATGCTGCCACCGCCAAGATCACCGCGGAGAAGGACTACCTCACCCAGTTGCTCTCCATAGTCAAGACCGGAACGGAGAGCGAGTTGAAGATTCAAAAC